AAAATCATTTTTTATAACAGCTGGCTCAGTAGCTTTAGCAGCTGGCTGAGTAGTTAAATCTATAAATAAAGTTTTTAGCTTTAATATTTCGCACTCTATTGCATACCCCATTTCATCTGAGATAGTGCCTTTTCTTATTAATTTACAAAGGTTATCATATCTGTTAAAAGCCTCATTTAATTTTAATTCACCTTTAACATCTAATATTTTTGCTTGGTCATTTGCAGCCAAACTAACAGCCGAAATCTCATATAATTTGGCCTCTGTTATTTCTCTATAGCCATCCATTATCTGCTTTTGAATAGGCATAATACCTACGCTATTCTCAGTAATTACTCCAGCTTTCATTAACTCCAGTACATCAGTTCCTAGAGTAGTTTTAGGCATCTCAGCCACAAACATTAAGCCCTTTTCATCCTCATATAATTCCTTAATTTTTCCTAGTGGTTGGTCCAGCTTATGCTGATAATAGTATTTAACTCTGTAGCCATTTTCCTCTATGGTCTTTTTATATGCGCCCTGTTTGATAATATCTTTATCACTATCCATATTATCAAAGTAGCTGGCATAACCTTTTACTATACCATATTTTTCATCTACATCCTCTACATTACCTAGAGGGCTTTGCTTATATACTATTTTTTGCATAACACTTAATTTTTAATTAAACAAATTTAATCATTTTTTTTTACTTAATATGCGCCTGTAGGTGCAAAGCCTATACCCATGTTAAATCCAAAATCATTAACATCAGGGCCTATGCTCTCAGCATTAGGCTTAGGCTGGGTAGCCATAACACATTTACAATTTATATTCTCTTTTGCTATAAAGCCACTAGTGGGCCTAGGCATTACATCCTCACCTACATAAAAATTCTCTTTCATTGGTATGCCCTCTGTTTGTGGTCCATATCTATCCATAGCTGCTATATGTGTATCTCTAATATTCATACCACCAGCTATCCAGAATTTAACCAAATCATCACCATCAAAAAAACTAAGGGCGCTATTTTGTATAGCATAATTAGCTATCCTATTGGCCTCTGTAGCTACTATCCTATTAACATAGGTTAAACTAGTAGCTTTGGTTTTTTCTAATAATATAGCTGCCTTTTGCTCAAAGCCTAGGGTTACAAAATCTGGATTTTGCATTAAGGCATTAAAAACTCTTATAGCATTTTGAGTAGCTGCACTCTGAATCTCTGGCCCAAACATGGCAGCGCTTTGAGCTGCATAATATATATATGTTTGCTGCCATTGAGCCTCATAATTACTGGCATTTTTTATATTAGTAAAGTAGTTTTTTATATACCACTCACCTATATTAAAGCCTATATATAAATATATATCCTTATAAATTTCTTTTGTGATTCGCTCTTTAAAATATATAGCCCTATTAACTTGGCCAGATTTTAATAGCTCTTTATGCATGGCTGTAGTTTCTGCTACATAATAATTAAAAATCTTTGGCTTAACTACATCCTCAGCAGCAGTACGCTGCTTATCTAAATCAGCATAAAAATTTTTAAATTTATCCTTTATCATCTAATTGATTTAATTTACGCTCTGCATATTTTAACATAGATTCACCACCCCAGCCTAAGTAGGCCACATAGCCCTTATCACGCCATGGTGTATCTCTATAATCTGGATTAATTTTATTATCACCACCCCCTTTATTTCTAGATAAAAAGCTAAATGTGCGCTTTAAAGTAGATAGGCTTAGGGCCTCTCTTTTTATTAGTTGATTCATTCTACTAAGGCCTACGTTTGTCATGCCTCTCACCTCATCTCTACCATGCTCATCTATCCAGTTCTTAACTCTCTTAGCATTATTAGTAGCGCTTTGTGGGTAGTCATCATAGCTCTCAGCTTTACTTACTAAATTATCTTTTTTTTTTAATGATTTATTTACAGCTGTATCATATTCAGCATGTGTATTAAATGGCATGTAAATAATATTACCATTTTCATCCTCATGAGTATGGCTACCAGACCCACCTAAATCCTCAGCTCTAGCCTCAGCCTCAGCCTCTGTATCAAATATATCAGCCTCTGGCATAGTATCTGGCTTATTAGCTGTATCTAAATTATTATCTGGCTTTACAGCCTCAGCATCTACAGGTATATCATTAAGCTCTGGATTCCCTACTAGTGGCATGTCTATACCACCTACAGGCATTAAATTAGCTGGTATATAATAATCATTTAAACTATCATTATCCTCATCTACTCCATAGCTCATAGCCTCACGCTTTTCATTAGGTGTAAGCCACCAGCTGGCGCTCATTTGAGCTACTATTTTCTCAGATTCTTCCTGTAGCTCAGCTATACTGCTGTAATCAAAATCTATACAAACATTATCACCATACTTAGGCGCTAACCATCTATTAAGCTCATCTCTTACTTTATTTAGCTGAGGTATTACAGCATTTAAATACAGGGCTTTTCTAGCCTCTTTCATGTTATTATAAGTACTGGAGTCTGTATTATTTAGCAGCTGTACTGGTACATTATAGATATTACATAAATCTTTTATAGAGGCATTATACTGCTCTATTAAATTTAAATCAGTAGCGCTTAACCCAAAATTAACCCAGCTCATTTTTTTAGGTGTTATAATAATATCACCAGCATTATCTGAGCCTTGGTGCGCTTTTCTAAATTTATCCTTTAGCTGCTGCGCTTGCATCTCATTAATACCATCCTCTTCCTGTGTGGTTAATATACCTCTGGCTGTTTGATTCTGTAGGTATTTTACGCCTGTAGTTACAGCTTCATTATTAGTGGTTAAACTTCTTAGCCCAGCTTTTAAAGGGCTTTGGCCATATAAATTAGAGCCACTGCCATCATAATAAGGATTAAAATCTTTTATGTGGCATATACTTTCTGCTGGTATTTTAAAAGTACCATTATAATTTAATGAGTAACTACTCACAGGCTGCATTAATCCACCACTTATAATCTCCATCTTTTGACTAGGTAAAACATATAGCTCATTATATTTACCTAAATTATCCCCAGTATCTGGGCCTATTCCGTATAGATACCTATTACCAGTAAGTAAGCCAAAAGCTAACATCTCTGTAATAAAACTATTATAACTTTGAGCTGGATTAGGGCGCTCTAGTAGGGCGTGCAAATCTGTATTCTTAAGCTCTACCATTGCACTCTTTTTTACCATTTGAGCCTTATGTATTGTAGCACTATCTAAGTAGCCACTGGTTAAGCTCCTGTATTTTTTATAGCTGCCATCATCTACCTTTTCATAAACTTGCAGAGGTATAGTACCAGCTGCTTTAGTGATAAGATTAACTAAGCTGTATATAGTTGCATTTTGTCTATAGCCTTTATCTATATAGGTATCATCATTTTCTGGGTTCCATACTATTGAATTACCTAAATAATTATATACAGCTCTATTATAAGCCTCTGCTGTCCTTTGTGAATTTTTAGTAAAAAAATTTTTCAGATTATCTAGTATAGCCATGTAGTTATATTTTTAAATTCAAAGATACAAATTTTTAATTTTTATACTATAAAGAAATTATCTGCATGCCTGTACTTTGTATACACTGCATATCTAAGCGCATCTAATAAATGCTCAGCAGCTGAATCTATAGGCTTATTAATTATAGTACCATCCTTTAACTCAGTCCATAAATAGCCCTGTTGTTCCTTAAAAATGTTAGTAGATTCTTTACTTACATATACATTAAACTCTTTAATTTTACTTATGCCAGCTGATACACTACCAGCGCCTTTAATTGTAGGCTTTGCTATAATTCCCTTACGCCTAATTTCTTCTCCACTCTTAGGCTCAGCTGAATCATATATACATAATAAATTATCTAGCTTTTGCTCTTTAATATAGCTCGCTATATCTTCATTAGTCATGCCTTTTCTATATAGTATCTCATGTACATACAGATTATCCTTATGCCTACCTACTTTAACTATTCCAGTACTATCAGCAGAATAGCCCCAGTCTAATCCTAGTATATAATCTACATCTGGGAAATCATCTAAAGGGATATATTTCCAGTTTGTATAAATCTGCCTATTGCTAAATACAGCCCTTTGGCCCATACCAAATACATTATAATAATCTGGGTCTTTATCCTTTAGCTTTTCAATTTCTTTAATTACTGAATCTGGTAAAAAATTATTATCACGCCATGTAGATATATAAAAATCTACATCACTATCCTCAGCATCTATAAGCTCACTATATATCCA